GGAATTGCTTGCGACATTGCTTGAATTCCTTGTAGCAAAGACTGACGCATACTTTCAACTTCAATCTTTTCTACTTCTTGAGTAACATTCACTTGGAATGGAAGTTCACGCATAGCCAAATCCTTAGAGATTAAGCCACCACCAAGTGCTTGTAGCATAAAGATAAGACCTTGTGCTGGATTAAGACCTGCCAACATTCCGTAACGAACATCTGCAGAGTAGTCACCCTTGATGTCTTTCTTAGGATTGTAAGTAATTTCATAAGGTGCACCAGCATCTACACCACGAATTGTCTTTTCTTTAGGAAAAATCTTCTCATCAATCATAAAGCAAATCTGGATAACGTCACGTAGTGCGCTGGCAAAGATTGCTTGTGCTGATTTAACTTGCGTATCAAAAGCACCCATAAGTGCCTGAACACCCTGACCTGTAACAATTGAAGCATCAATGTTACCTGTACGTCCCTCTGGGTAGCGTGCACCAACACGCATTTCTTGATTTAATAATGTTTGTTCTGTAAATGCGCCCGTTGGTAGAGTAAGTTCTACGCGGCGTACACCTGCAGGATTTGCAGTACGGATAATTGCATCTCCACCAAGTTGTAATTCATTTACGTCTTGAGGTAGAACAATCGGAGCCTGAACGCTCTTCTCTGCTGCTTCCATTGCAAGAAGTGCAAAACGATTGCGAAGCAATTGGATACCAATGATGTCGTCAAACTGACCACGCATCTCACCATCAACAGATGGCTTCTTTGCAACTACAATCATCATCTTGCCCAGCGGATTTGCTGCGCGAGAAAGAACTAAGTTCTCTTTGGTTGGAATATAGATTAGTGACTGGTCAGCGTCATAATAGCGAATCATCTCAACCTGTTGGGTTAAGTCCTGCTCATAGCGGAACTTACCGAGTAATTGATACTCGTACTCAGGAAATAGTGCGACAAGTTCGCCTAACTGCATCATATATCTCTTAGCAAAGGCAACGCAACGTCCATAGCGGTCAAACTCAGGGTAAGCACCTATTGGGTTTTCTATGCGGATACGTGGCAACTTCGCTTCTTCGTCCAGTTCAATAATGAAAGGAACGAAACCATATGTTAGATACCAGTCAGCGCCCTGATACATTTGAACGCCGAGGTCTGAATGTGAAAAATAATTAGATGCGATACGGGTGCGGGTATCAGCAAACTTGCGAGCGCGGTCCTTAACTGAGTTAGCCGCAGCGCAGTTAACTGCAGGTAGCGGAGCCATAACTTCAGAAAGGTCGCGTGCGACAATATCTACGAAGTTTGCAACTACGTTAGCATCTACGCCCTCTGGAAAGAAGTCTGGATAAACAGATGCAATATCACCCTTACGAACTGCAAGCACGTCAAGTGCACGTTGGTCGCGGTCTACAGCGCGATATTTAAGCGCCTGTACTCGCGCATTAACCTGCTCAATTGATAGTGCCATAATTTCCTAACGATTAAAGAAAAAATTATTTAATATTTTTTCTATTAAATGGACGTGAAGTTATATTTCCATTTTTATCAATGGTAACCACTTTTGTTTTACTTTGATTTAATGTGATTGTTTTTTCTGGAACTGCTTTGTAAACAGGATTTACATTCTTACCGCCGCTGCCAGTAATACCACCAGCCATACGACCTCCACCACCGATACCCTCAAATGGTTTATCGCTACGTGCCATAGTTTTTCCTATCCGTATATCTGTTGCCATTGCTCTGCAAAGGCTTCATCTAAATTAATACTTGCTCTGTTAGATGCTTGTGCTCTAGTTGACCAACGATTGTTGGTGTAACGCTGCAAGTTGGAACCTTGTTGCATCATCTCGCGGATGCGGATAATTGCAAACCATAAAGCCATCACGCAGTCTGTTGCGTTTCTGGTATCAGGTTTCCAGGTAATAAGTTGCTGTACTAAAGCCTTTAGACCTTCAGAGCCTTCGTTACTTGGCAACTCAATAAGGTTGTTATCTTGGAAGCGTCCGTCTCTGAGGCTTCCAAATAAGGTCGCCATAGAAGCGACACCGAAAGAGGTATCCCATTTATTCTTACCAGTGAAATGAGGATTGAGCGTGCAACCGTACGCTGAAAGCCAGTTTCGCAAATCATCATCTAAGGCATACGCTTTCTGGTGAGCATTGATTTCAATACGCAATTCTTGCGGTTTGAACTTTTGTACCCACTCTTCAATTAGAGTTCTAATCTTCTGTGGGGAGGGTTCAGTCATATTGACCGCATCCAGAATATAAATCTTTCCATCAGCCTTATTAAAAGTACAAGCAACGGCTGCAGTTGCGCCAGTCATAGCAGGGTCTATACCGATAACGGTAAAAGATTCCAAATGCTTAGGATGACCTGGAGTACCAGGTTTTAGTGGTCCTCGTTTTCGCATACCGTTGACGCAACCTGCGACTGCGGCTGGGGGGAAGATGGCATCTTCAATGACGTCTTCCTGTTGATAGACCATAGCCCAGACAGATGGTGCAACCTCAGAGCGCCTTGTAAAGAGCGAGGGTCCATCCCATTTCGGATAAAGTCCGTCGGCATCTGGTTCGTCCACATCTCCTTCAGGTCTATCAGTCTTAGCCCAAAGGGTTTTCCAGTTAAATGGTTTTTCATCAAACTCCAGAACCGCTGGCATTGCACAATAGGTAAAGGGGCTTTTGCCACCAGTCCAATTGGAGCCGTCACGAATCTGTTTATATAAATCTACTGGGGCGACGCGGGTTCCTACGATAAGTAGTTTGCCGTGCCGTCCCAGACGTGTGATAACTTCCTTTTGAAGCCATTCAATTTGCTTTTCCCATTCGTGGGCATTTGAGTTCATCACGACGTCATCTAGGATAATCAGGTCGGCGCGAGCACCGTAAATCTGAGAACCGAAACCTAAGGCTTGCACCGTAGGGTCCTTTTCGCCAGAATCTCTTCCTGAGCCTAGATAAATCATATCTGCTGACCAAGTAGGTGAATCAGCCTTGTAACCGCCATTAGGTCCAAATGCCATCTGTAACTTAATCCAGGATGGGTGGGAGAGGCGGGTCTTAATCGCACTAAGGAACTTACGAGCCATACCTTGCGTCTTAGAGACGATAATGATTCGCACGTTAGGGTTAACGGCAATCTGGTAGGTTACGTAGTTAATCGTAATCGTAGTTGACTTAGCGTGCTCAGGGGGTACGTTTAGTAGTACGCGGTTTTGCGCCCCTGGTTCATAAATCATATTAGGGTGGAGGAATCTTGGCTCACGACCCTCAATCAGGTCAATCCAGGATAGTTGATGGTCAAAGAGTTTAGAATCTAGGAACTGCTCTGAGAACTCCTCAAAGGTAACATCTTTTAGGTTCTTCAGGTCAGCCTTGACCCCTTTGCCCACTAGGCGGGCTTTATCGGACTTCTCTTTGAAGTCAGGGTCGTTCATCACCCATTGGCGAAAGGTCACTTCATTGCGGTTAACCGACTGCATAGCAGCGGTAATCGTAGAACCTTGCTCAAGTTGGTTAAGAACTCTCTGTTGAGCCTCGTGCTTAGGGATGTCCACTTTCCCTGGTTTGCGTCCCATTATGCCTCCGTTATATCACAGTAATAACGCTACCTGTTAAACGGCAGAATATCCCCATATTATATATATTATATTATATATATTATTTTTAATATATATTATATTACGTCGCGCAGCCCGCAAGAGGCGGAGCGACGCTCCGTATAGATATATAAATATCTATACATATAAGATAACCTGTTCAAAACGTAAAACCGAACAAAAAATATAGAAATATTTTATATAAGTCGCCCATTGGCGACAAAAGTCCTGGTCAGACCTATATTGCACTCCCCGCGGATATAACAGAAAATTTTTGGGTGATACTATCGCGGGGGGTGCTATCGTAGTTTAATCACTCTGGGGTCATAGGTTCTACCTCTAGTTGAGAGTTATTCCTGAGAGTTATCTGAGAACCTTATGGGTTCTCTTTATTACTAGGTAGTAACTTATTGAGAGAGAACTACCTGAGAATTAAATGAGAGATGTCTGAGAGATATAAATGAAAATGGCAGGGCAGACTATCCCCCCTATCAAATCTCGCGGGGGTCTAGTCAGTCAGAATAGATGACCATTCACCTAGACTAGATGACCATTCAATCCCAATAATCCAAAATAGTTGAAAGTTCAATCATTTCCCATAGTCCTAGAATGTGATGCAACTCACATCAGAAATGTTAGGTAAATCGGGAAAGGTGTGTTTATACTAGGGGAGTGAGGACAAGCCTCACGAATTAAGACAGGAGAAGAAGAGATGGCAACATCAACACTAGAAAAGACAGAGGCTCTCTCTGTTGTCGTGGCTAAGTTAGAAGAGGCTCACGAGATTATCAGAAAAGAGACAGGCGCACCTCGCGCCACTCTAGTAATCGCCCGCGATACCAAAAACAAGGCGGGACATTTTACAACATATGAGGCGTGGAATAATGGAGAAGAGGGTTTCCACGAGATTTTAATCTCTGCCGATTGGTTCAAGAATGGCGCGGAATTTGTTTTGGATACCTTAATCCACGAGACAGCGCACTCAATCAATTTTCAGAGCAACATCAAGGATTGCACCCGCGAGGGCTATCACAACAAGGATTTCAAGAAGACCGCAGAGGCTCTCGGTCTTAAGGCGGAGCAATCCAAACGAGGCGGATTTAATCAAACAAGCCTAACCGCAGAGGGCAAGGAGAGATGGAGCGAGGCTCTTGCAATCGTAGAAGAGGCAATCGCACTCGTGGCAATCCCAACAAGCAACAAGCCAAAAGGCAGAAATAAGAATTTGGGCGTGGCAAGTTGTCCAAATTGCGGAGAGAAAATCCGCCTATCTCGTAAGGCATTTGAAAATTGCAAGCCGATTTGTGGAGAGTGCCTCGTAGATTTCAAGATGGCAGAAGATGAAGAAGAGGGAGAGGAGTAAGTCTTAAGACAGGAAACAAATGTGACGCAAGTCACAGCCTCAAATCCTTGACGAGGGCGCGTGTTCGTGGCACGATTGAGGCACTAGGTAAGGAGAAGCCTTACCTTAAACAGACAGGAAGAGAACCAAATGGAAATCATCAGAGAACTATCAGTAGACAAGTGGGGAATTTGGATTGATACATATTTCTTTGACTTCTATCTACACACCCGCACGATTATCACCGCGCTAATCATTGTAGGAATTCTAAGAGCGCGGAAAGTAATCAAGGATAAGAGACGCAAGTCTTAAGACACAACTTAATATGTGAGGGAACTCACACCCCTAAACACTTGACGAGTGCGAGGTGAGCAGGACACCATTAGGGGACTAGGCAAGGGACAAGCCCTCGCCTTATTAACAGGAGAACCAAATGAAACTACAAGAGTTACAACCAGGAAAAGAATACTTCGTATACAACCGCGACCATTGGATTGGCGCAGGATATGGCGAAACTTATTACAAGGTAGCGCAGGACTTAAGAGGTAATCGCTACACCCCTGTATTCAAGGACGGAATTCTACAACGCGATTACAAAGGGCGCGTTTATATGATGGATAAACACGGACGACAAGACCGCATTGTCTTAAGACAGATACGCACTGAATTTTTTGAGGCTGTTGCCTTGATTACTAAGACCAACCAAGAGCGATACAACAAGGACAAAGCCCGCGCAAAGAAGCACGCCGAGCACCTCAAGCGCAAGGCAGAACGCGAGCGCGACAAAGTTGAGACACCAATTCGCAAGGAATTCTTTAGCCTACTCAACGGATTAACCCCGCAATACATCAGCACCTACACAGAACTAAACAAGTTACCGATTGAAGTAATGCAAGCAATCACAGAAGCACTACTTAAGACAGGAGGTAAGAACTAATGTTAATCAAGATTGCAACAGACAACGACACCAACGGCAACCCTCGCAGGGGGTGGCTACGCACTACCTCAGCGGGGCAAGTGCTGGGCTGGATTGAAGAGGGTTATCTAGGACGCGGAGCGATTGACGGATATGATGACGGAGAAAGTCCAACCATCTACGTTAAGCCTAGAGAATACAAACGACTATCCAAATGGGGCAACGAAATAGAAGCAAGTCTTAAGGCAGACAAATGATAGTTAAGTGTAATGATTGCGAAGCGTTTGCAGTTGTAAGCCTTGCACCCTACGGAGAAAGTTTTATGGCAGAGATTGATTGCGTGGGGTGCGGGGTATCTTACGACACCAACTTATCAGATGAAGACATTACTTACTTAAGACAGGAGAATTAAGGTGAGCCATTACAGCGACAGCATAAAGCATTGCGATACTTTTGCAGAATGGAAAGATTGCGACAAGCACAAAGACCTAGAGTGCTACCGCCTAGAGTGTGCGGTATGTGATTGGACTGAGAGAGATTGCGAGGAAGAGAAAGTAGTAGAACTTAAGACACAAGATTATTGCGGAGATTGTGGACAAGTTGAGTGGCTATGTATCTGCCACCCATATTGCGGAGACCACCTCGTCCCGCTAGGGCAATGCAGTTGCAAGCCTTAAGACGCGAGACGCAATTCACAAATTAAATCCTTGACTTATACAACGGGCGAGGATACCTTTAGATAGTAAGAACAAACCAACAGACAGGAGAAACAAATGTTAGTAGTTTTATTAGCGACAGCAGTTACCTTAATCGCAGTTACGTTAGACCAAATGTTTTACAACTTAGGACAGGAGAAGTAAATGAAAGTGCATAACAGATGCCACGAAGAAGTATCGTTTGAAGAAGTAACACGCGGATACTATGCACAATGTCCGACTTGTGATGAAGATTTATATTCGTTTGAAATAGGAGAAATGAAATGATGGGATATACAAAGAGCGACATTACAAAGATGAAGCGAGCACTAATGAAAGCAATTACAAACTCAAAGACAGGCAAGGAACAAGACGAGTTGCAAGATGTATTTGATTTATTAGATGGTCTATTAGTAGAGGGGCATATTGAATAATGAAAGTAAGACGCATAGTTGAGTTGCTATACCAAACCTACGACCCTGAGCAGGAGATTATGGCGATATGGGTTGGGTCAGAAGCCTTTGAAACTAAGGCAGGTGCGTGGTCTAGGGCAGTGGAATTATTTGATGAAGACAAGTATCTTCTCGCAGAGTTTATCAATGGCGTATCTCCCCTAGTCAGTGACGCAGAGGCAGAGATAGACCAAGAAGAAGACGCACGACTTAAGGCAGAACTTGCTATTGATACTTACTTGCACAACCTAGCAGAACAGAGGTTAGAACAATGAGCGAAGAGATGTGCGAGGTATGCGACACAGAACTAGACGAGTGCGAATGCGTAGAGTGTGGCAGTTGTGGCGAGAAAGAAGAAGCGCACGAGATGTATCAAGGCAGATGTCGCAGATGTGAGGACGAGCAAATGGTAAGGAGCATAATGTGAGCAAGGTTTATCAAGTAACCTACGAATTCAAAGGCGTTGAAGTAGTCAATGTATTCTTAGATGATGATGTGGAGATACCAGAAGACTTCCAGAATTGGTCATTGCTGGCGCAAGACGAGTGGTTGTATGAGAACCAAAGTTATTCTAGGAAACAATTTACAGATACCACTTGGGGTAATGCAGTTAATATCCTACCGACTAGTAACTTAAAGTTGGTGAAGTAATGTTTGATAGTGTAGAGAAGTTACCTGGCTGGCATAAGGACGCAGAGTGCCAACGACATTACGACCCTAACCTATGGTGGTATGACTACCCATTACCAAGCCAACCTGACGAACGAGCAGAGACTATCCTGCGTGTATCGGTAGCACTTGAGTATTGTTCGGCGTGTCCCGTCCGTAAAGAGTGCCTTGCAGAGGGGCTAAAGACTGATAACCTACACGCTGGTAGTATTTGGGGCGGTATGTTGTTCTCAGATAGACGCAGAATGTTAGGCAAGCGTGCCAATGACCGCTACTACAACGAACGCTGGCTAAAGGCTGGCTTAAACAGACTAAGCAGAAGAAGAAACTCAGGTGTTTAATGCAAGAACGAAAGCCAATGGTAATTGCATTTATTGTGGCGTTGATTTGGGTGTGGTCAGCACCCTTAATAGAAACGCCAGAAAAAATTATCCCCATAAAGATACCGATTATCAAGGCAAGAACGAAAGCAACTATGGCAGAAAAACAAGCCAACAAAGATATGGCTAGGGAGTTTGCTTGGGCTGGCTATGGTTGGCGTGGTCAGCATTGGAACTGCATTGAGAAACTATTTACCGCAGAGAGTAGGTTTGACCACCTAGCAGATAACCCTAAGTCAAGTGCTTATGGTATTGGTCAAGTCTTAAGTGAGACATCAAGCGACCCAGCAATACAGATACTCAGAGCGTATCAGTATATTGAACACCGCTATAATGGGTCTCCCTGTAAGGCGTGGGTCTTCCACCTTAAGACTGGACATTACTGATGTTAGATTTACAAGGCAAACCTGTAATGGTATGCGTATGTGGTAGCAAGATGTGGCAATTAAATGTTATGTGGGATACAGAGACAAGGGCAGTAGGTTGGTATGACCTTAAGCAAACTTGTATCGTATGTGGTGCAATAGCCACCGCACCTACACCAATAGACGAGGAGATGTAATGACTTACATTTGTTTAACTTGTGAAGCAATTTGTTATACTAAGAAATCAGTATGGCGTTGGCAAGAGTTTTGTTCTATAAAATGTTTTAAGGAAAAATTATATGCCAACATATGAATACGAGTGTCCAGGTGAGGGCTTAAGACGGGAGTTGCAACTACCAGTAGGACACGAACAACCAATGTGCGAAACTTGTGGCGCACCAATGACTAGGATTTATACAGCGAACCCTATCCACTTCAAAGGGTCAGGGTTCTACAAGACAGGGGGATGAAATGATTGAACTAGTATGTCCAAAGTGCAAGGAAGTATTTGAAAGACGAGGCGCGAAGCGCGGTGGCAAACCTTATTGTGGAAAGTGTAGTGCTAAGAAATGATTAAGTTATTAGAAAGAACAGGACACATTTGGTTTCCTATCCTAGCCTTATCAGGATATATCGCTTTCGTCTTGTCCCTCTATTTCATTCTCGTCGCTATCGCTGGCTAAGTCGTGGTCAATGAATGGTTTATGACCACCCAACTTACGGATTAATCTATTAATAGCGCGGTTGTGTCTCATACGTGCGCTATCTTCTGACCCAAGACTTAAGACATTAGCAATCTCTTTGAAGTCCATAGGTTGTGCGTGTCTTAAGAAAAGAATTTGTCTATCATCTTTACTTAGTTTCCAGTATGCACTATCAATCTCCAGCATAAAGACCATCACGTTGCCACCCTCTGATGGTGCAGTGGGGCGACCAACACGACCAAGATTTAGTTTATGTGTTACGCCAAACTCTTGTCTTAATACAGCAGGAAGAATGGCTTCTACAATTGAAGCATCATAATAGTAAAGGTCAGAAGTATCATAGCCAATAGTTTTTGCTTTCCATTTCTGGCAGTAATCAATCGCTTGGTTGCGCAGAGATTTGTAAATTAAATTTTTAGCATCCCTCTCACCTTTGGCTTCCCACTCCTTTAACTTATTAGGGTGTTCAGCAAACCAAAGCCAGAGGTCTTGTCTTAGGTCAGAGACTTCTACCATATCAAACTTCCTATGGTATTCAAGAGCAACACTATCTACAATGTAATCCCACTTCTTTACTTCATCCCAGTTCATTTGATTTTAGTTCCCAGTTCAACCTTAATAAATCCAACCATCTTCATTTTATTATTCTTGTTGGGGAATTCTGTTGTAGCAGGTAACCACTTCTCTGCCCATTCTATTGCAGACACAGCGGGCGAGGATAGGTCAAAGGCATACACTCCCTCTGGTGTGTAGTTGATATACCAGGGAGTAAGTTCTAACTTCTTTGCTTCTTCAATTAAGAAATCAAACTTCATCTTCTCAATCAAGAGTTCAGGGTAATGTGTCTTACGTGACTTAAGTTCTATAAACATTTTCTTATCTTGAGAGGTGCAATCAAATCCATCATACTCGCCAACAGATTTTTCTAGGTCGGGAAGAAACCCTGACTTAAGCCAGTCAAAGAGTTCCTGTTCTTTCATTTATCCCACTTATCTCTCAGCACCATCAGTGCAATGACGGCATAGTTAGCCAAGTCTTTATATGTATCTTCAATTGATTCATAGTTAGCAGACTTGTTGTTGTAATGTAAGTTCTTTAATCGTGCCATCTTGTCGTGCATACGCACAAGCAGACCATTGATTGCACCGCCAGGTGCGTCAGCAATATTCTTTGGTCCGTAATCTTGATGCTTACTAATCAGCAAGAAAGAAAGTTCGGACATAATATCTTCTACGTCTTGCGCGAAAGCAGAGGGAACTCTATGGTTACCTGAAGTTTGTTGTCCGATTTCTGGTACTCTACTACTTTCAAATTCAAGTTTACTAGATACTGGATGATTGTCCATACTTCCTCATTCTCCGCCCTCTTCTGGCTCATTAAACTTCCCCTCTAATAATGACTTAAGACTATCTTCAAAGCGTAACATCTCTGAATCTACCACTACGTCTTCTATCATATCTTCAAGGACATCTGAATCGTGTTCAGCAGCGAATAGTGTAACATAAGTAGATTGTGTAATTTGTCTTATTTGTTCTGGATTATCTGCATACTCATAGAAAAATCTAAGTAGTGAACCAACCATTAATCTATATCCATTGGGCAAGATTATTGCTGGGTCAAACTCATCTTCATCTTCAGGTATGTGATGGTCTACCATATCAAATGCTGTTTCAAAATGTTGTTTACATTCTTCGCAGAAGTATTCATCCATTAAGTTCTACCTTAGCCCTGATGTATTCTGCCCCGTGTTGCACATACATTGAATTAACATCTTCTCCGTCAGGTAGTTGGACGATAGTAACTGGCAGTTCGCGGGCAAGACCACGGGCAAACTCTGTGCCTGGCTGGTCTCCGTCAGCAAAGACGAACACTCTCTCAAAGTCTGCAAGCAATCGTGTGTAGTGTCGCTTCCACGAGTTCGCACCAGGAACACCAATGCAAGGTATACCAATGCAAGCAGACATAGTAAGTGTATCCAGTTCACCCTCACATACTCCTATAAAATCTCCAGCCCTTTCAACATCAAGGACGTTATACATCTTGGTCTCTGCACCAGTAAGCCCCATATATTTAGGCTCAACTGCAGGGTTTAGCGACCTAAAACGTAGGTCTACAACACCAGTCTTGGTAATGTAAGGGATAGATAACCTACCAACAAAGGCTTCGTGTCCTGTTTCAGGCTCCGCGACTACGCCTAATCGTGCCAGACGTGCTACCTCTAGAGGAATTCCTCTTTGCTTTAGGTAGGCTTCCGCCTGATAAATGTTTTCCGCGTATCGTTCCGTTGCTCGTCCCAACAATTCTTTCTGCGAATGACTTTGCTTCACGAATATCTATGCCTTCCTGTCTTGAAATTATTTGTAAACTATTTCCTTGTACACCACACGCGAAACAAATGAAGATGTTCTTATCAAGGTTTGCACTTCCAGACTGGTGTGTATCGGAATGGAATGGACACTTGAGATTAACTTGTCCGTGTGTACTTCTGAGTTTTGCTCCATAGTGTTCAAGGATTTCCCTGATACTTGGTAAGTCGTTATCAATTTTTATCACCATATCCTGCCTCTCGCAGTAGCCACACTAGGTCTTCACCTCTAAGAAGTGTAACCCAATCACCTACTGACTTCTCTCCCTGTCCATTAAGTCTTAAGACTACAATGCCGAGGTCTTCACTCTTCCTGTCTTTTAGTTGTGCAATAGCAGCAGCAGGATTAAATCCTGTGCGTGCTTTTATTTCCCAGTCAATACCAATTGTCCCAGTAATATCAGTTCCACTGCGCCCTGCGCCAGTAGATTCAGCAAATGGAAAACCATTCTCTGATAGGTAGTTAGCCCAAACCTTTTGAGTTCGGTAGCCTCTATGTTTACGGGATTGACTTGGCACTTAAGACGCGCTCTTATCTCCAGAGATAATACGCACTGCCCACTCTAGTCCATCAACTACACCAGTGGTGTAATCATCTTTAACTGCTGGACGTTCTGCCAATATCTTATTAATGATACGACCTAACTTATCTCTTAACATCAAGTCTGCTTGTGCAAGAATCTGCGCTCGCATCTCTTGGGTCATATCGTCTTCTTCTTCTCTAATCATTTGTTCAGTCTCTCTGTAATAAAGTTAAGGATATATCCAATTACTATTCCTAGTAATACTCCATATAGAAATGCAATCATTTAGTTCGCCTCTGGTAGGTCTGCCATATACATATACTCAGGATTAAAGGATAACCATACGTTTAAGTTCGCATTGGCATCCGCTTTTCCATAGCGGTTCTTCACAGGTGATACAGCCATTGAAGTTCCCACAACTCCAAGTGTAGCAATTAATGCTGGAAGTTGTGCGACCTTACCCTGTAATGCAGAACGTGGCTGGCAAGGTCTGCCCTCTACTGCTTCAGATGTATGGTGTAAGACAATGATACCTGCGTTGGTATGTCTTGCTAAGAACTTTAACTCTTTCATAATGGCACGCATTGAGGCAAACTCTTCTCCGCCATCAGTTGCAATATCCATTAGGTTATCTACAAAGATAGCCACAGGTGGGCAACCCCATAGTTCTTCAAAGGCTTGAACCTCTTCATCAATATCTTGTAAGGTTGGACTAGATTCAAACGACCACACAATGTGTGAACCCCGCGAGAGTGTTGCCTTAGTCCAACCAACATCATTCTGTAATAAATGTTCTACATCTGATTGGTTCTTACCTGAAATCATTGAGGCTAATCGCATAGCCATTGTATGTGCGTTGGTATCTGCTGAGATATACAGAGTAGGCACACGCATATTAAGTGCTAATGCTAGGGCTAGAGTTGACTTACCTACGCCAGGAGTTCCTGCCAACATAGATACTTCTGCCCTACGAAATATAATCTTATTATTATCAAATGCTTTGAATACAGAGGGCAATGGTTCTCCACCAATGTCTGCTCTGCCTACGCTACGGACAAGAGTTCTCATCTATACAACTCAATTCCGAACGACCACTTGCCGAAGTTGATTCCAACTTCCCATTCGTTAGCGATTGGATGTCCCCAGTTGGTAATGTAGATACCAAAGTCCCAAGACATATCATTGTGTGTTCTAATAAATCTCAATTGTTTCTCCTATCTATGAGTTTGGGGGTAAGGCTACGCTTCCCGAAGTAGCCCGACCCCCATTTCCCAGTCCCCAAACTGGAAACTTAGTTTACTGGTTTACATTGGTCAGCACCCTGTGGTTGAGGGCAAGCCCAGAACGCATAAGGTTGACCGTTTTTCTTTGATACTCCACTACGGAAGATACGTGCGCCGTGTACACAAGTTGGGTTAGTAGAACTTGTAGGTGCGGGAGTTGCCGCCTGGGTTGGAGCGGAGGATGTGAATGGCGGAGTGCTTGGCGTGGAAGCGGTTGTCTGCAGGGGGGCTACATTGTATGCCGCAACTACTAGACGCTGTACGCTTGCAATCTGTGGTGAGTAATCACCAATACCCTCTAGCAATACTGATAGTTCATCAGCAGTGTTAGCGCGAATGTTAATCATATCCCCTGCTGGGGTCTTGTAAGAAACCTGTAGTTTCCAGTCTTCGTTATTCACTATCTTCCTCCTGTGTTGTTAAATTGCCAAGCAACATTCTTGCTTCAGCCTTTGTAATTACTTTCAGGTCTAAGGCAACAAGGATGTCCTGACCTGAGATGTTGTAATTGATATTCATTACTTCTCTTTCGTAAATGTGCAATGTTCTGTTAGTCCACAGAAACTGCAACTGGATAGATTCGGTAGAAATATACCAGACTTGCGAGCCTTATCAAAGCCAGCCACCATAAACTCTAGCGTGTCGTAGGTATAGTTACTTAAGTCAATCATCTCTCCTGTCCCCGCCTCACGGCTCATCCAGTAGTTTCCTAGATTAACTGATATACCAAACGTCTGTTCCAAACCAATCTTGTAGAACCCAAGTTGTAGGAATGATGTTGGTCTGCGTGCTGAAGTCTTAAGGTCAAGAATCACAAGTTCTCCGTTAACCTCAAACACTCGGTCAATCACCATTTTCACAGGCACGTCTGCAATTACGGGATTGAGTTCTAGTTCAATGGCTTTCTCACCTTGCGGTGTTCTCCAGATTTTCCAATCAGGATTATTCTTACGCCATAGGATGTACTGCTCTACCCAAATAGGTCCTTGAGTATTCCACCAAGTAGCATCTTCCTTATTAGGATTAATCTTAGTGGCGCGTCCAGCGACGCGAGCATTAGTTAAATCTATATCTTTAGTTTCAGTCTGCCAAGCAGACTTCCATAGGTCAACAGCAGTCATTGTTATCTCTCCTGTTCATCTGTGTTGCAATCATACCTTTGAGTAAGTCAACTTGACCTTTAAGAGAATCGCTTCGCTTAACTTCTCTATCTAATTTATCTTTCCAAAACTTAGCCTGTTCAGCAGGGTCAGTTGGAATACGCTCACCATACCAAGTTCCCTCTAACGACTTAAGTGTTTGGTTAACTAGGTTCTGGTATCCATACTCAATTAAGTTTACTGCAACGTGTTCAGACTTTGGTTCTTCTGTTTTCTTTTTCCTAGTCATTTAGTTTGTCCCACTCTTCTGTCGCTGCGTGAAACGCACGACCACCAGCAGACCACACGCTAGGTTCTTCAGGTAGTTGTAGCAATCTGCCTAAGTAATACTGATACCCACAAGTCAGGTAAGTTGTAAAGGCTGAGTACGAAATATGTCCAGGCAATTTGTAGTCGCCAAGTTGAATCATCTTTTCTCCTGTTCTGTTACTACTTAAACCCCTCGGAGGACAGGAGATGGCTCAACGAGGGGCTTAAGTAATTCTATGTAGTTGTATATATATTATATTATATATATAATTATATATATTATATAAGGGGCTCCGCCCCTATATATATTATATATTATATTATTATATATTAATTATACACATACCTTCAAAAGAAAGTCAATTCAATGAGTAACCGACACGCCGAAGAATTTCCTAATTGGTTTGAGATGACCCCTGCTAAGGCTAACTTTGAATTGTTCCTTAGTGGTTACAAGGATGAACCTAACCTACAGTATCTCCAACTAGGTGCATACACAGGTGATGCTTCGCTATGGTTACTTGATAATGTTCTAACTGATATGACCAGTCATCTGACTGATGTAGATACTTGGCAAGGTTCAGACGAGGAAGAACATCACAAGATGAACTTCACTGAGGTAGAAGAACTATACGATTCTAGATTCTCAGGAAATTCTAAGATTACTAAAGTCAAGTCAACCACTATGGATTTCCTACGTAAAGCACCGCTTGACTTCTATGACTTCATTTACGTTGATGCTGACCATACCGCCATAGGCGCACTGCTTGATGCTGAACTATCTTGGGACTGTCTTAAGTCAGGTGGTGTCCTAGCCTTTGATGACTACGAATGGAGTGATGGCAGGGGTGATGACTTCCGCCCTATGCCTGGCATCAATTCATTCCTTGATAGACACAAAGGGCAATGGCTACCAGTTCAAAAGA